ATACTGAAATTATTCGCGCGCATTTTGGTGTTGTTAGTCCTGATGCTCGTTTGCAGCGTCCTGAGTATCTTGGTGGTGGTTCTACTCCTATCACCATTAATCCTATTGCCCAGACCAGTGCTACAAACCTTACTGGCGGCACTACTCCACAGGGTAACCTTGCCGCTTATGGCGTTGGTCTCGCAACAAACCACGGGTTTACTTATGCTGCTACGGAGCATGGGTATTTACTCGGTTTAGTGAGTGTTCGTGCTGATTTAACTTATCAGCAGGGTTTAAATCGGATGTGGAGTCGTTCAACTCGATACGATTTCTATTTTCCGGCGTTCGCTACACTTGGCGAACAGGCGGTTCTTAATAAGGAAATTTACTGTCTTGGTACTTCACAAGACAATGATGTTTTTGGTTATCAGGAGCGTTGGGCAGAGTATCGTTATAAGCCCAGCCAGATCACCGGATTGTTTAGATCTACCGCTGCTGGCACGCTTGATGCGTGGCATTTATCGCAGCGGTTTACGTCTGTTCCAACGTTGAACAGTACGTTTATTTCTGAGACACCTCCGGTGGATCGTGTTGTTGCTATTGGTGCATCAGCTAATGGAAAGCAGTTTTTGTTTGATGCGTTTTTTGATATTAAACAGGCTCGACCAATGCCAATGTACTCTGTACCTGGCTTGATCGATCATTTCTGATGTTAGGCGGTATTGTTGAGTCTCTTGGGATTACCGACCCGGTAGCTTCGCTTATCGGGTCTGGTTTATCGTTTCTTGGTGGCCAGGCCCAGAATGCTGCGAGCGCGCAAGCTGCTCGCGAGCAGATGGATTTTCAGCGCGAGATGTCTGACACTAGTTATCAGCGTCAGATTAAGGATTTAGAGGCAGCTGGTATTAATCCAATGTTGGTTACTAAGTTAGGTGGGGCTTCGACCCCACCTGGAGCGATGCCCAGTTTTGTTAATCCTGGTTTTATGGCCTCGCAGTCTTTTTCTGCGATGCAGAGTTCTCAGGCTGCGAAGCAGCAGGCTGAGACTGCCGAGCGTTTATCAGAGCCGCAAATTCGGCAGGTAGAGGCTGCCACCAATAAGATTATTGAAGAAATTAAGAATATTCCTATTGAAGGGCAGCGGCTTAAAGAGGCAGTTTTTTTGGTTGCTCGGCAAGCTGATTATTACAATCAGTTGTTGTACACCGAGAAGGAAAAGCAGGAGATGTTGAAAGCGACAGTTCAGAAATTGTTTGCTGAGACTGATTTGATTAAGTTTGATGTACAGGCGGCGCAGCAGCTTGATAATTTAGGTCGTGAGGTTAAGCAGCTTGAGCCTATTGTTAACATAATTAAGGCCCTTGTTGGCCGGAGATGACTATGACTAAAGTTATATTGCGGTCTATGTTTAATTACGACACTGACGTGGCCTCTGTTGAGTCTGGTCTTGATTGTCAAGACCCGAGTTTGGCTCAACAGCAGTTTAAGGATGAGTGTGACATCAACACTATTCTTGAGCGTTTTAATGTGACTGGCCAGCTGCCCATTTCGCCGCTGCAGCCCCAGTTTGGGGATTTCAGCGGTATTTCAGATTATCAGTCGGCGTTGAACGCCGTATTGGATGCCCAGGAGTCGTTTGACGCTCTCCCGGCTCGTGTCCGTGAGCGGTTTGCGAACGACCCTGCGGCGTTCGTTGATTTTTGCCTTGATGAGGCTAATAAGGATGAAATGAAGGCCTTGGGCCTTCTTTCGGTTGCCCCGGAAGGGGCTAATTTGTCACCTACCGAGCCCGTTTCGGGCGAGGCTGCACAGTGATCTACTTGATGTAACTGTGCTAGGTGACACCATTCTTTTAAAAAAGGGGTTTTTATGAAGCGTCGTCCAATGAATAAATACCGTTCCGCACGCGGTTTTAAAAAGATGGTTAGAAAGACTAAAGCGGCTAATGTAAGGGCCAACCCCATGCGGGGTGGTTGGCGCCTATAAATGCCGTGTTTCCACCCGCTGCAGGCCTATAAGACGGCCTGTGGTGATGTGGTCTTTCATGAGAGCGCTCGGGTCGATGTAGTTCGATCCCTTCAGCTGCCGTGCGGGCAGTGTGTCGGCTGCAGGCTCGAGCGTTCTCGCCAATGGGCGACTCGGTGCATGCACGAGGCGTCTTTGTATCGTAATAACATGTTTATTACTTTGACTTATTCGGATGAGCACTTGCCAGCCGATAGGTCTTTGAATTATGATGATTTCCAGCGGTTTATGAAGCGTTTTCGCAAGCACTATAAAGGGATAGAGGAGCGAAATGGAAAGCGAGCAATTCGTTTTTATATGGCTGGTGAGTATGGCGAGCAGTTTGGTCGCCCTCATTTTCATGCTTGTATATTTAATTTTCGATTTGATGATCAGAAGGTCTTTAAGCGTACCCCAAGCGGTAGCCTTATCTATACGTCACAAAAGCTTTCAGATTTATGGCCTTTTGGTTATGCTTCTATTGGTGACGTTAATTTTCAGTCAGCTGCTTATGTGGCTCGTTACATAATGAAGAAGGTTAATGGCCAGATGGCGGATTCTCATTATGAGTTCGTTACTGACGATGGTGAGATTGTTAAACGTCGTCCAGAGTTTACTAAGATGAGTTTGAAGCCTGGTATTGGTTTTAATTGGTATGAGAAGTACAAGACTGATGTTTATCCACATGACTATGTGATTGTTAACGGTCGCAAGGTTCGACCGCCCAGGTTCTACGATAAGAAGTTTAAACTGGAGAATCCAGAGGAGTTCGAAGCGATAGAATTTGAGCGGGAGATGTCTCGCAGACGTAATTTTCAGGATAATACGGAAGCGAGATTAAGGGACAAAGAGCAGGTTGCACTTGCTCGTTTGTCATTGTTGAAACGTTGTTTGTGAAAGGGAAACAAACATGAAGATGGTAATTTGTTCAATTCGTGATTCGGCTGCCGATGCTTATGGTCGTCCGTTTTTTCTGCCTTCTGTTGGTGTTGCTATTCGGAGTTTTACTGACGAAGTGAATAGATCTTCCGAAGATAATCAGATTTATCAACACCCAGAAGATTTTGATTTGTTTGAGCTCGGTGAGTTTGACGATACGACTGGTCGGTTTGTGTTGTTGGATGTGCCTAAACAGTTAGCTTTAGGCCGCATGGTTAAGGTTCGAGAATAAGGGCAAGGGCCTCAATTTCGTAAGAAATTGGGGCTCAATTTTTTGGAGATTTTCAATATGATGCATCGTAATAAGTCGGTTAATGTTCATCAGTTTGCGATGATTCCGCGAGCTGATATCCCACGTTCTACGTTTGACAGTCAGAAGGCGTATAAGACGACTTTTGATGCTGGTTATTTAGTTCCTATTTTCGTTGATGAAGTTTTGCCAGGCGATACGATTAAGCTGAATATGACTTCGTTTACTCGACTGGCTACCCCGTTGTTTCCAATCATGGATAACATGCATTTGGATTCGTTTTTCTTTTTTGTTCCAAACCGATTGGTTTGGGACAATTGGCAAAAGTTTATGGGTGAGCGTAGTCCGAACCCAGATTCTTCTATTGATTTTGTGATTCCAACTTGTACGAGTCCTGCTGGTGGTTATGCAGTCAATTCTTTGCAGGATTACATGGGAATTCCTACTGCTGGACAGATTACTGGCTCTAATACAGTCACGCATAATAATCTTCCTATGCGTGCTTACAATCTTATTTACAATGAATGGTTTCGTGATCAGAATTTGCAAAACAGTGCCACAGTAGATTTGGGTAATGGCCCGGATACGGCCACCAATTATGTGCTTCGTAGACGCGGTAAGCGTCACGATTATTTCACTAGTGCGTTGCCTTGGCCACAGAAAGGGCAGTCTGTCAGTTTGCCTTTAGGCACTAAGGCACCTGTTCTTGGTATTGCAATGAATACTACCGCTAGTTATACGGGTAGTGCCACGGGCACGAAAGATGCTCTTGGTAATAATCCACCTTCTGGCACTAATTGGTCTACTGTTCAGCCACTTTTTCAAGGCGATAACACGACAAAGATTCCTGCCATATATGCTGATCTGTCGGCTGCGACTGCAGCGACGATTAATCAGCTAAGACAGTCGTTTCAGATTCAGAAGCTTTTAGAAAGGGACGCTCGAGGTGGCACACGTTATACTGAAATTATTCGCGCGCATTTTGGTGTTGTTAGTCCTGATGCTCGTTTGCAGCGTCCTGAGTATCTTGGTGGTGGTTCTACTCCTATCACCATTAATCCTATTGCCCAGACC